CTCGCCCGTGGCTTCAACTCCGAGAGCAACTGCAGCAGGATCGACTGTTCGTCCACGATTACATCACCGGCGGCCCGGCCCGCTCACCCGTCTCGTCCAGTTGGTGCTGGTTCAACCGCGGCGCCTGTTCCGCCATCCCGCCATGCGCCGGCACCATCGGCGGCGGCGCCATCATCGGTGGCCCCGCCATCGGCGGCTGCAATCCCTTGACACCCTGCGCCGTCAAAATCGCATACACATTCGCATACGCGGGCGACAACGGATTGAGATCTTCCGTCTTCACGCTAAAACTCGTCGTCATCGGCTCCGGCTTCTGCTCCGGGGCTTTCTGCTGAATCCACTGCGCCGGATCTAACCCGAAATCTGTCGCCAGCCGCGTCTGAATCACCCCGCGATTGAGCGTCGGATCCTGCGCCGTATGGTTGTAGAGCTGCATGTCCTGACGTTTGCGATCATTAATGTCCAGGTAATTCCCGGAATCCGCCACAATCTCGCACGCAAACCGCGCAAACAACCCCTGTGCCCGCGCCTGCGCCCAGGCATTGCCGCGTTGCGGCCCCAGCACCTCCAGCGCCATCCGATCGCCGTAGCGCAGCACCAGCGCCGACAGCTTCTGCACACCGGCCAAAAACCACCGCACCGCCCGTTGCCGCTCCGCCTCAAACCGCGCATCACTGTTGCGCTGCGCCGTCGAAATCTCCGTCGCCGTACGGCTGCTGCTCGACGTGACGCCCACCTGGTTGGCGTCGATGCCCAGCACCTTGGCCCGATCGTGCTCGATAATCTGCTGGCCGGTGTAATTTTCGCGGCCCAAATCAATCGCCGGCACCTGCCGCATAATCGAGTCCGACGGCCCGTCAAGCGCCCCCGGCGCCACCGGAATCATCTTCGGGGCCACCCCGTCTTCAATCTTCTGCGCCACTTCCGGCGTGATCTTGCTCACGTCCACCAGCATGTGGAGCTTCGATCCGTCGCGCTTCTGCACCACCTGCGTCCGATACTTGTTCAGCTCGTCCGTCAGCCGCGCCGTAATCGTGCAATCGGCCGCCGTGTAGGGCGCATCCGTCAAATCCCGCAACGCCAGCAAATGCGTCGGGTAGCCAAGCATCGAATCCGGCGTCAACCGCCCATCCGGCCCAATCGTCTGATACGGGCAGGGCCGATGCACCACCTCCGTCTCCAGACTGTCCACCAGCACCAGCTCGCGAATCACCTCGGGATGCACGACTTGTGCGTCCCGCAAATAGGCGCGATACCAGATCTTGCACCCGCTCACCATCGGTTCGTTGGTGTCACGGCTCTCGCCGAGCGGCTGAAAATAGGGCCGTTCGCCGGACGGCGCCTCCGATCCCTGGAAATCCGGCGGCAACACATAGGTTTTCTGCGCCTGCGACAACGGCAAACAAAACTCATGCCCCAGCCACGGCGCCGCGTCATACTGCGTGTGCCGCAACGAGGCCGGAATCAGACTCGCCTTGCCACTCACTTTGCGCCAGAAAAACTCTTCCCACACCACCACCGGCACCACTTGCATCACCGGCTGCCCCATCCCATCCAGCGCCGGCTGCCCCGTCGCCGGATCCATCACCGGCTGCGGCACCTGCACCGTCACCGCGTCATACCCAATCTCCGTCGGGCACGGCTGCACCACCACCAGACAATCCTGAATCGTCGGCCGAATCGTCGCCAGCGCCTTCATCTTCTTGTCACTGAGCAACGCATTGATCAATTCCGCGTGCAACGGCAACGCCGCCCCGTTTGTCTCAGGATCCGGCACCAACGTCACCTGCGGCGTGTCATAAAACAGCGCCGCCGACTTAATCTGGACATCGGAAAAGTCCGCCGCACAGTTCACCTGCGCGTCAATCGCCCCCCCCTCCATCCGCCGCACCGACGGGGGCGTATACCGGGCCAAATTGCCCTCACTGTCCCACTGGGCAATCACCTGGCGGCGCAACACCCGCGCCCGCTCAATCTCCGCCCGCCAAAACGTGCGATCCTCCTCCGACAGCGGCACCGTCACCAGCGGATTCGGCACAGACGCAGTCATCAATGAGGCCGCCGACACATCCGGATCGTTTATCACGCCAAGACTCCTCGAGGCTGAGTGCGAAACCGCTGCCGATACCACGCCAGCGAATACGGTTCCACCGGCGGCAGTATCGCACGAGCCATCGCAGGCCGCAACCCACCCATCAACAAATACCGTAACGCATCACAGGCGTGATCATCACTATTGGAATCCACATCCTCCGGATTGGTGTCCGCCTGCACCATCAGCGGCACCGTCCGCGCCAGATACCGGCACCGCGGATGCACCGTCAACCACGGCGTCCCCGTCCCCGCATCCACCGCCAACGCCTCATGCACCCGCTGCCACCCACTCACCCGCTCGTTCGACACCCGCATCACCGGCAAACCATGCCGAATGAGCGTCTGCCCAATCCACTCGCCACGCTCCCCCGTTTTGGCCGGTAACAACGACGGATCACACGCACACGACGGCACGCGTGTCAACTTCCACGCCTCACACCGCGCCCGCACCGCCTCCGCCACCTCCTTGGCCGATTGCCGCTGGAATTTATACTCATCGAAAATGTGGACGTGCCCGTCCGGCAACGCACACCCAAACAGCACACACCCAGGCGACGAGTTGCCCCAATCCAACGCCAACCCGACACGCAAATTCGACAGCGTCGAAGCCGTCACCCCCACATCCGCTACATGCCAGGGCGCCCCCGCCTGCGTGGCCTGAAAATCAAAAAACTGCCCCGCAAACGCATTCCAATCCCCGTCCAACAACTGCCGCTGCCGCACCGTCGATAACTGCATCAAACTCCGCCGATACCCCGGATCCAAATACGGATTGTCATCCAAATTCGCCGGCACAAAGTCATACAACTCCGCCAGATACCCCGGATACTTCTCCCGATCCACCTCCCGATCCACAAAAAACTCCTTCACCCACGCCGCCCCACGCCCCCCCGGATTACTCCCCGCCCACACCTGCGCCCCCCCATCCGCCCACACCGACTCCTTCGTCATCGGCGTCCGCGCCCGCGACATAATCTCCTGCGCCGGCTCCGCATTGAACGTCACCAACTCATCAAACACAATCCGATCATAGTCCGTGGACAAATACTGCTCCGCATCCGCGTCCGACTCACAATGCCCCGCCACAATCACCGCCCCCGTCGCCGGAAACCGCATCTCCATCTCCGAGGCCACAAACTGCGCCCCAATCCGATGCTGCTCCCGCACCATCTGCCGCAAATGCGTGTCCTTGAGCTGCTTATACGTCCGCCGCAACATCAAACACGTCAGATCCCGATGACTCAAACACTCCCGATACAACGCGTGCCGCAACCCATGACTCTTACTCGCCCCCGCACTCCCCCCATACAAAATCCGCGTCGCCGGCCGCTCCGCACTCCCCGGATGCGCCCCCGCCCACGCCCGCCGCAACGCCCGCGCCCGCTCCAAAAACACCACCTGCTTGGCCACCGGCGCAAATACCCACACCCGCTCCCCCGTCTCCCGCCCACGCCGATCCGTCACACTCCGACGAATCGCCCACGCCATCGTCCGCCCAAAACACCCCTCCTCCCAACACATCCACGGCGTCCACCCCCCCACCCCCTTCATCCGCTTCAGCCGCGACACCCCACACAAACAACACACCACATGACTCGTCTCCGTGCTCGCAATATCCACCCGCTCCCGCTCAGACACCCCCACACCTCCCCAGCCCCACACAAAAAAAAGGATTCATATATTTGACTCCCTCACCCGTTCCAGAATCAGAAGTCCTCCTTTCGTGTATCCGGCACGCCGCCAACCTGCCATCAGGAAGCAACAGCCGGGGTTCCCACTACGCACCTTGCGAGGATTCACATAGGTGTAATGCCTGCGCTCACCCGGCCATTCCTCATCAGCTACTTCGTCAGCAGCTCGAATCAAATCAGACGCCTGTAGCCCGCTCTCGCGGCGAAATACGGCGCAGTTCACGCCTTCCTGC